ATGGCTAGACCGATCTACAGGATAGAACCATTTACCACAACACCTAATGTTGCAATAGGTATAAAACTGCCATTCAATAAAGCCGCGGCAGCATTTTCTGAAACATCAAATTATGCGTCCGGATCTTCTAATGGAGGGTCAGTTTTTGTACAATCGTATACAACGTTAGAACAAGTAACGAGTAATATCAAATCATTATTATTAACTAGAAAAGGTGAGCGTTATATGCAACCTAATTTAGGAACTGATATTTTTGATACTCTTTTTGAAAACTTGACTAATCAAACTCTATCAGTTTTAGAACAATCAATTAAAAAAGATTTTAAATATTGGTTACCATATGCTACTTTAAATAATTTATTAGTATCTGAGGATAGGGTATTAGCAAGACTTAATATTAAATTTGATGTATCAGTCACTACATTGGGAGCTAACATAATAATTAATGTATTGTTAGATGAAGAAGCAATACTACAGATTGATACACAAGAAACCTCTATTGCAGATACTGTACAGCAATCATTCCAATTAGTTCCGATTAGTTCAGCTCCTGTCACATCGCCGGGTACATATTAATGAGATATGAATTATGACACAAATTAAAAAAGAAGTAAAATATTTGAATAAAGATTTTGCCCAATTTCGGCAAAACCTAATCAATTTTACGAAAAATTATTTTCCTGATACATATAGCGATTTCAATGAGACATCGCCAGGTATGTTGTTTATGGAAATGTCATCATATGTAGGCGATGTGTTATCATATTATACAGATACAGCATTTCGAGAATCGATATTAAGTTTAGCTCAAGAGCGTAGTAGTATAATTACATTATCAAAATTATTCGGTTATGATGCTAGAAATTTTTCTGCAGCTACTGGTAAATTAGATGTGTATCAATTAGTGCCAGCAAAAGGTTCGGGGACATCTATTGAGCCGGATATGAGATATGCATTATCAATAGCAACCGGTATGACAGTAACATCAGATGCTGACACTTTATATAGAACAGTGGAACCTATCGATTTTAATAATGACCCAGAAATATCTGTTTATGAGTTAAATGCGTCAGGAAATGTAGCAAGATATCTACTTAAAAAAGAAGTTGATATAGTATCTGGAGAAATAAAGACTGAATCATTTACATTCAATGAACCTAAAGCTTATGACAAAATTGTATTGACAGAAGATAATGTTATTGATATTGTAACTATTAAGGATTCAGCTGAAAATAATTGGAATGAAGTAGATTATCTAGCTCAGGATACTGTATTTGATGATATTTTAAATGTACCATTTAACGATCCGACACTTAGTCAATTCAGATCGAGTGTCCCTTATATTTTAAAATTGAAGAAAACGCCTAGGAGATTTGTAACTAGAACTAGAGCTGATAATAAAGTTGAAATACAATTCGGATCTGGTATTAGTTCCGATGCTGATGAAGAAATTATCCCAAATCCAAAAAATGTTGGTTTAGGACTTGAATATTTAAGAAGAACGACAAATAACAATTTAGATCCTTCAAATTTTTTATACACAAGTACTTATGGTTTAGCACCTAGTAATACTTCTCTAACTGTAACTTATACAATTGGAGGTGGGATAGATGATAATACTGGAGTAAATACTATAACTGAAGTAGTTGATGTAACTTATCTCAATGAAGGATCTACTGTAAATTTAGATGATACTAAAGAGACGTTAGCGATAATTAATCCGATGCCAATTACCGGCGGTGGTGATCGGGAATCAATTGAAAATATAAGACAAAATGCAATTGCAAGTTTCGCAGCACAGAATAGAGCCATTACAAGAGAAGATTATATTAGTAGAATTTATGCAATGCCGCGGCGATTCGGATCTGTTGATAAAGCTTATATTATTGGTGATACGCAGATTAATACATATGATCAAAGTTATCCTAGTTATACTATTCAGAATCCATTAGCATTAAATCTTTATGTTTTATCATTAGATGAGAATAAAAATCTAACGCCGGCAAATTTAGCCGTTAAGGAAAATATAAGAACATATCTATCCGAATATCGAATGTTAACTGATGCTATTAATATAAAAGATGCTTTCATTGTAAATATCAGTTTAACTTTTGAAATCATAGCTAGACCGAATTATAATTCAAATCAAGCAATTTTGAATTGTATTGAAAGATTAAAAGTATTATTTAATATTGATAGAATGCAAATAAATGCCAGTATTGATTTAAATGCTATCAAAGCAGATTTGGATTTAGTTGAAGGTGTCCAAACAGTTACAAGTTTTGAAATTCAAAATAAATTTTCAACATCTGATGGGTATTCTGGAAATGTATATGATATTGCAGGTGCAACTAAACATGGAATATTATATCCAAGTTTAGATCCATGTATTTTTGAAGTAAAATATCCAAATCAGGATATTGAAGGTAGAACTGTAAATGTATAATTATGTATAGACTATTTTACGCTGAAAGCGATGCTACTATTTATGAAAGATTCACTGAACGTAATACCGGTGTGGATCAAATATTAGAACTTATTAAAATATCATCAGCATCATCTGCTTTTTCTAATACTTTGAATACTAGAATCTTAATAAATTTTGGATCAGAAATTAACACATTACGCAATGCAGTGAACGCTGGAAAAATTCCGCCAATCGGTAATTCAGCAAATTCAGCATCTGTATTTTTAAAAATATTTGCTACCGAATCAGAAGATTTGTTACGCAGTTATAGTTTAGAAGCTTATCCGGTATCCGAATCCTGGACAAATGGTAATGGTATGTTTTCTGATACACCGGAGACACGTAATGGATGTTCGTGGTTATATAGATCTGGTACTCCTAATGCAGTAACATGGAATACTACGGTTGCTCATTCAAGTGGCGACGGGTCTGCTACTAATACTAATGGCGGAGGAACCTGGATTACTGGATCTACGTTTGAGGCATCGCAATCATTTCAAAATGAAGTGCCGGATATAAGAATGAACGTGACAGACATAGTTAAGCATTGGGTAGATGAAGATATTACTAACAATGGTTTCATTGTAAAACGTTCTAAAACCGATGAATTATCGGGTGATACGTTAGGTACAATTAAATTTTATGGTAGAGAAACACATACAGTATTTGTACCGAGATTAGAAGTAGCATTTGATAATACATCTTTTGCAGATACAAGTTCAGCTGAAATCGCATCTGAAACATTTGTGCCGTATTTTAAAAATATAAGAGATGAATATAGGACAAAGGATATAGCAAAGTTTAGGATCGGCGTACGTCCTGAGTTCCCGAGTAAATCATATGTAACATCATCATTCTTTCTTACAGGTAATAGATTACCAACATCAAGTTTTTACAGTATTTTAGATTCAGTTACTGATGATGTAATAATTCCTTTTGATGAGACGGCCACAAGAATAGATTGTGATTCAAATGGAAGTTTCTTTAAACTGAGAATGGATTCCTTTTTTCCAGAACGTTTTTACAAGATAAAACTAAAAATAGAAAGAGATTCAGGCGATGATGTACAGACATTTGATGATTTTTATTTTAAAGTAGTTAAATAACAAGTTATGCCAAATACTTTTTTCTTAAACGCCGCAAATAACACATCACCTGCCGAACCTTTTGCAATTAATGGTTATTATCCATTATATTTCACAGAATTTGCAGCTAGAGCAGCTTCGCCATATAACGACTATCATACTCATATGTTAAACAATATTGTTTATTATATGCCAAATAGTTTCGGGCAACAAGGCGTCCCGCAATTTCATGGTAATTATACTGGTAGTAATACTCCAACAGGTATTATAATAGCTGATAGAAATGATGTTGGTACTTTATCATTGGACACGCAGACCAATGAATATGCTTTCTATCAATTGCAACAGACAGTGCCGACATCTAATAATACTGTTCTTCAAGACGTATTAGACCCGGGTTTCAATCATTTTATACAAGAAGATGAAGTATTAGAACCTGGTCAAAGTAAAATTTTCATTGCTAACAAAGCTATCGATTTAGTAGATATACATGATAGTTATATTAGATTTGGACCTCACAATTTAGCATCAAATAATTTTATTGTAGATGATGTATTTTGTGTTTTTTATATAGAAGAGGGCGTTGCAAAACCTATACCAAATTACAAAACATTGGACGTAATGTTAGTGGAAGACGGACAAACATATAGTTCAATTATTGTAGCTGAAGATGCTGATTTCACGACATTTGATATGTCATTAGATGGCACAACATTTTTCAGTTCTGTAGCAAATCCGTATGATGAGTTCATAGCTCGTTCAATGCCAGACAGATCATCTGAATGGAATTATGACATCAGATTCAGAACTGGATATTTACCTGTTACTCCATTTGTCAGAGACCCGGGCGATTATATTTTATCTGTTTCGGTAGTTGGCGTACCAACAATACAGACACAATATGCCCCACGTGTATTTCAGGATCAGACATTTAATGAAAAAATGAGAGAAAGATTCGAAGGTCAGATGGTAATTCTGGATTGGCCGAACGTGTCTGGAAATTGGTCTGATGATGAAGTGGCAAATTTCACATCAGTACAAGCTGATGATCTAGTAAACAATTTACGTATGATGGTGCATGGTCATTGGAAACAAGTTACTGATGTATTTGTTATCAAAAAATATGCATATGTTAATGACTATGACATATCAAGATATGGTGCTGTTCAACCAAACCCGACAGAAAATATAGTAGGCGCTGAAGGCCGTTACGGTGAAACAGGTCTAATCAATATTATGTGTGATAATGGCAGTATTTCAATTATAAGATCAATGTTACCAGAAGGAGTATCTAGTACTAATCAAACTGATACTGCATTAGAATTAGAGCCTGTATGGAACGCCTTTCCGCATATCTTAACATCGGACGGTGGTACTGATCCAGGAGATGACGGTAATCCAGGACTTGACTTAGCTGAATATAACAATTACATAGATTTTGAATCACATGGTTATGACATGTTCAGTAAGACAGAGCTGCAACCATATGAACCGCCCGGGTCTATAAAATATTATCCTGAAAATAGATTCAATGATTATACGTTACAAGCTATACAGCAAGGACAAATTGATGCTATACGCGATTCACTGAGTGATTTATTTGTAAGGACTGCTACTATCTTAAATTTAGCACAGATAAGTTATGATTCATATAACAGGCCAATGATCGATGAAATAAATGAAATGTTTGATGGTAATAATAGTGCCATCTTCAACTCATTGGTAGTATCCTCCGGCCAATGGAAATTGAAACGTTTAAAAAACAATGGAAATGTTGTAAATGTTGCGACGAATAGAAACTTCTTCAGATGTTTATCAGATACCGGTCAAGCCTTAGATGAATTATCAGATAATGATATTGATGATATACTAGGTTTTGGCTGGGGACGAATTTGGAATGATAGCTTTAACATAGGTGACATTCCAGCAATTTTCGGGACTCCGTTAGCAACACCATTGACAAATATAACTAACAATTCCATAGCTGCACTGAGAACAGACATCACTAATCTTCAATCTATCAACATACCAGGTTATGGTTCTATACTTGGCAATGTCGCAGTACCTAATATAACAGTTGTAGGTCAAGGGACGTCTGTTACATCTTATACTGTTTCTGTTGATATCCAAGGACCTACACCTGATAGTAATTTTTCTGGACATGATACCACTAACTTAAACAGACGTACATTAAGACGTTTATTGTGGCGTGATGATTATGTAAATTTATTGATATTTAATCAGATCAAAGATCAATATGCTACATTTAAAGCTGTCGCATCATTGATTGATACATATAGATTCATTACCGGAGATTTACTAACATCTGCAACTGATGTCATGAATTATATTGATCAGTTAATTACTACCGCGACATCTCCTTCAGAAATGCAAACTGCATATGATGCTCTATTAGCATTGAATTCAGTTTTAGATAATCAAATAACATCTGGAATATTTTTCATACCTGCATTTTTGCGAACAGAGGCAAGGCAATATGAACGACAAAATTTAATCGCGCAATACAATGCAATACAGTTAGTACGTAGAAGATTATTTACAGATACGCAGGGAAAGGATTTCTTTTTCAATTTTCCAGCAGAATCTGCCACTGAATTGAATAATGCTCAACCAAATGGATTTGTTTACGATAATTATATAAGGAGTTAGCAATGGCATTACAAAGATTTTCAAATTCAGAACAAATTATTTCAACTCCCACTGCATTGGTCGCATCTACTTGGTTACCACAGCACGTGCAATTGCTTAATCCAACCACTGTCACAGTAGTACCTGATGTCGGAGTCGGTCTTCCATATTTAGAAACTAATACATCCATAGTCGTTGAAATGCATGTATATGCTCCGAGTGAAAATGTCATAGACCCGGTGGCTGATACTTATTTAGCTGGAGGTATAATTACAGATTATTATATTGAAAGTAATGAAATAATAATCAATTACAATAATGAATTAGAACAATTAGGTATAACAAGAGGCTTATTTGAAGTTGTAATTAATGTTTATAGAAATATTTTAGGAGATTTTTCATCTCAACCTTTCATAGTCAAAGACATTTCACCTGATCGCAGAGAGGTGCATTTATCATTAAATGAAACAGCTAGAATTTTTGCTAATGATATAAATAATTTTCTAGATATCGGTGTTACTAATGCATATACTCAAAATGTATATCAAACAACAATCAATCCAAATACAAATTATGAAGAAATAGTTTATTTCAATGGACAGCCTGTAATAGATAACATTTTAAATTACACAATAGCTGTTGATAATTTATTCATAAATTTTGGTGAAAATGAATTATATAGAATTATCAATAAAGCATTATGGACCAGTCCTACTGACATTGTTTTAAGATTATATCAGCCATTACCTGAATCAATTATTGATAATAGTTTTTGTTTTATTGTAGAATTGATATCTGATTCACTAACAGATAATATTGACTTATCTTTCTTAGATCAGCCGGATATTTTAAATACACTCCGTAGTGCTAATTTTGAAAATTATACAGCCGGTACTGTCACTGAAACTGATTTTGCTAACTATAATGATATACTAGAAGGTTCATTATCGGTATCAGAACAAGTTTTAAATTTATTTGTTACTAAATCATTTGATGATAGAATTAATATCGATTACAGTGGATTTCAGAATTTTGTATTTTATTCATCAGCAGAATCGAGAGTTCAAAATTTTAAAGATAAATTAAATCTTATTCAGATTTATGATCAGCAGTTAACTATTCTGGGAGGTGCTACTGCTACTACTAATAACGCTTTATCTAATAACATTAAAATTTTAACTTCAAAGAAAAATGATGTCATTGGAAAATTTGATGGTTTTGAACGTTATTTGTATTATGAACCCACCGGTAGCCTGTTTACAAAATTTTCGCAATATGTCGATGATAATATGGTGGTTGAAGGAGGCCTCATCGGCGCACAAGAATATAGATTATCATCTTGGCCTAAACATATTGTAAATGGAAAATTTGTATTACATCATACATCATCTAGTTTAGCTACAAATTGGTATAATTCTGCAATCGCTACTGCATCGCTATTTGATAGTGAAAATGATAATGCATTAGTAAAAACAGTTCCAGAATTTATTACAGATGATGCTAATAATGATCAGTATGTGAAATTTATTAATATGATCGGCCATCATTATGATGTTATATATGCATATGTAAATAATATTACAGATGTTTATAATGATGAACATCATCCTAAATTAGGTCAACATAAAGATACTTATTATGAATTAGCTCAATCGTTAGGATGGCAATTATCAAATGGAAATCAAGCTACAGCTTTGTCACAATATGCGTTAGGAGTTGATTCTGGATCTGGCGCTTATGCACAAACTGGATCTTTATTTTCTAAATCTAATGAAGATCTTACAGCTGAAATATGGCAGCGAATGTTTAATAATTTACCATATATCTTAAAGACAAAGGGAACGAAACGTGCTATACATGCTATAATGAACATTTATGGCATTCCGCAGACCTTATTAAGTATTCGAGAATATGGCGGGCCTAAAGTCGGAGAAGATGAGCCAGTTTTAATTGAAGATAGATTTACATATGCATTGCAGTTTAATTCTGGATCAAATATAAACTTTGCCGCTGAATATATAAGTTCAAGCTTTGATACAAATGTTGGACCAGGCGGATTAGACCGAGGCGAAATACCTATTATAAAACGTGAATTTAGATTTAGACCTGATCAATTGCAGAGCATGCAATTATATAATAGAGGTGGTTCACATACAGGACTATTATCAAGAATAGCATTACAATATACTGGATCATATTCGGGAAGTAATAGATATGGAAGAATATTATATGCCGTGTCTGCGCCCGAACAAGGTACTAGTTTCTCTGGGGCATCTGAATTTGTTCCTTTATATGATGGAGATTTTTGGAATATCAC